GTGTCTACCCACGATATCCATTTACGACCAAGACTATCTGTTTTAACTGGAGGTATCCCTCTAATAGCTATTTCTTGAATACCGTTTTCATTAGTTGTGATGATATAAGTTTTAACACCGAATAGTGCTTTATATATTTGAGTTCCAAAAGAAGCGACCCACCCGTCAGGCGTTCTTAATAATAAAGGAATACGTCTAACAAGTTGGTCTACTTCGGTGGGAGCACTGGCTATTCCTTGTAGTGTATTGTCGTAGGTGTAGAAATTTTCCTTGACTCCCTGACTAAGTATACCCCCAACATCATCACCTTTAATAGCTGTTCCTGTAGTTTTAGGATATAAACCGTTAGGGGTTTCGAACATCGCTAGTACACTAGGAGCATATCTTAAAGACCTAGCAAAATCTTCATCTCCTAAAAGTCTATCAGGTTGTGGAAAACTAATAACCCACCCAACACCAAGAGCTCCTTTGCCTAGTATTTCTAATTGTATGTCAGCTAATCTTTTTCTAGGAAGTGGATAACCGCCTTCACGTTCAACGTCTTCTTCTGTTATGTTTAGTACAACAAAATTTCCTGACGGACTTTGTTCTTTTACGAAAGCATCAAATGTTTTTAATTTAAGTATCTCTGTGGGTGTTGATTGAAACACTAAAGGTAATACTAATATCGCCAATAAAGGTATTATTAATTTTTTCATTAATCATTTTGCGTAATAGTAATGGTGCTATCACTTCCTCCGTTCACCTTGATTATATTAGATACTCCGTCTTGTATCAAAATTACTGTATAAGCATTACTACCGTTTAGATCAACTCTAACGCTTTCGTTTACTTGTCTTCGTAAACTAACAACGTTTCCTGTTATTAAAGCTGTTATTTGAGTATCAGGGTCTTTACCTAAAAGTGTGCCTGATAATTGTGTACTTGTTGCTTGTGCTAAAGCGTCTTCTTCTTCAGCTATTGCTAACGCATCTAATACATTAAGAAGATCTTCAAGATAATTTACATCCAGGAAGTTAATATCTAGTTCTGTAAATTCAAGTTCATCCTTACCTAAATAATCTACGTCTAAGTAATCTATATCTAGTTCATTGAAATCTAAAATACTTTCTTGTTTAGTTGATATATTTTCAGCATAGGTTGTTTTTTCTTCTTTAGGAGGAGTAACAATCAACATATTGTCGATAAGGTCTAACGTTAAATCCAGTATCACAGGTTTACTAGGAGCAGATTCAAACACACTAACTGTTGTAGCTTCGTAAGGTTTGTTTAATAATACAGTACCCATAGCTGTAACTACTTCTATTTCTCCACTAGACAAACCTAGAGCATCAGGTAGAAGTATTATAAGACTACGACCTAGTTCATCAACAGTCGCTGTGAAATCAGTTCCACGAATTGCAATATTAGCTGTAGGAGTTTTAAGTGTAATATTTTGTTTATCTATGCGGTTTAGATTACCTGTAATAAACCTTGCAGTTCCTAAACCAAACGTAAGAGCCATTTTAGCTTTACTAGGGTCAGGGTCATAGATGTATTCATCTATTAATAGTTGTGAGTGTTCAGTAAGTTTTACTGTAGAATCATCAAGAAAAGTAATAGCCATTCTACCGTCTGTAGTTATAGCTTCATCGTTGCTTTGAATAGCAAACTTTAAGTTAGCGTCGTATGGTTTGTCTCTTAGTATTTGTGCTGAACCGTTTAGTTCAGATATGTCCCCAATATCAGCAGCTTGTGCTAGTACCTTGGTCGTTTTGAATGACACAAACAGTAGAAGTAGCATTACCACCGATAGATATGATTTTGAGCCAGTCATTGTCTTGGGTACTCAGTTGTTGAATATTGAATGTTCTTTGCCCACCTGTATGATCTAAATAAAAGTAACCACCTGCTGAAGCATTAACACCTGTACCAGTGTAGCTGACTGTATTATCAGAACCATCTATATCCATATAGTTAGTTGCACCATCAATATTTATATTAGAAGTAACTGTGTTATTAGACCCTTGAATAATCCAGTCTAAATCTAGAGTAGCTGCTAGTGCAGTAGTTCCTTGGTTTAACGTGAAGGTGTTTCCGCTACCTGTAACGGCTACGTTTTGATTAGAGTTATCAGCTCCGTAGGTATTGCTTGGGTCTACTTGTATTGAAAAAGTATTAGTACCGCCAGTAAATTGATAAAAACCAGTAAAACTGTCTGCAGTAATATCTCCTAAGAATTTATTAGTAGCACCTATCATGTTGATATCTAAAGTCATGCTTGTGCCGTCTAAATCAAAAGCAGTTAAATTTCCTGCAGAAGAACCTAAACCGCCTATAATATTAGATATGCCTAATTGTTCAAGGTCTATATTCGCCCCTGTTCCTGATTGGTCTACATATATCTCGTTGTCTGCTGCATAAGCAAACGGAAATAAAGCAAGACATAGCAAAAGATGTATGCACTTCTTCATCATCATAATCTCATTCTAACCCCTTTTCTTCTGTTTGTAAAACCCAATACTTTTTAGCGTACCCTTGTTTTATGATTTCTAGTACCCCACCTTCGATAGCTTTCATTAAAGCTATGGTTGAAGACTCATTTCTAGCGTTACCTAATTCTATTTCTACAAGTTCTGTTCCCATTTCTATAAACCTAAACACATCTTCTGATTTACCATAACTAAATATAGTTTTTTGACTTAATACTTCTAATAATACTTCACCAGTAGCTACAGAAACCATACGAAGACTAACAGTTATATTGTCTTCTCTGTATTGTATGCTGTTGCCTATGCCTAAGTACCTTGCACCTGCACCACCAGACTCTAGATTAGCTTCGTAAGAAATAACAGCACCTTCAATTAAAATACCCGCAAACAATAAAGGGGATAATTGTTTTTTCTTTTCTTCCTCACTAGCGAAAGCATCTCTAGCAGAACGTATAAGTTGTCTTTCTTTAGTTAAGTTATCAAGACCAACTCTTTCTACAACTCTAAAGAACTCACTGTTGCCTGCATGTTTTAATGCTCGTATTAATAAAGCATTCGGCTGTTGAGTTATAGCGGTACTAAATAAAGCAAACTCACTGTTGCTTTTACGTTGTCCTGTTTGGTCGGTAAAGGCTGAAGGATAAACAGCTACAACTGGGCTAACTGTTGGTACAGGTACATCACGTAAATAAGGGGATTGTAATTCCTGAATAGAAACTACGTTGTGTGCTTTAAACCTATGTTCGTACGTATCTTCATATTGGTCAAGTATTGAACAGCTAGAACAAAAAAGTACCAATAGGAATCGTAATCTCAGTAACTGTTCCATCCGCTTCCGTTATCTTTAGTGTTAATGTTACACCATCACTTGTATACTCAATGGTGTTTCCTTCCAAGGTTATTGTACCTGAATCAGAGGGTGTTTCGCCAAAGAGGTTGTTGACTAACTGTCTAGACAACTCAGCATAGACTCTTGATTCCAGGTTCCTTAAAAACCTAGCCAGTGTACTGTTTTCTTTTTCTCTTTCTATCTCGTCTTGTAATGCTTTTATTTCTTCTTTGATTGTGAGCTTACGAGAAAACTCTTGATTTTCGATTGTAAGATAATGGCTAGATGTACCTACGCCATTAAAACTAGGAGACTTAAACTTATGTACTATTTGATCTGCTCTAACATTTTGTATAAGAACTGATAAAAACATAACAACACCAATAATTGCTATAATACGAATAATTAAAGTTTTTTCTGTTTCTTCTTTTCTACGCTTTAACTCAGCGTTACTCGGTCTTCCTCTTTTTCGTTTTTCCATTACCCATCCTCCTAATGTAAAACTCTTTCCCTTCCTTCGTGGTTATTGTTGTCTATAACAACTTTCATCTCTCCTACAATAACAACCCCGTAAACATCGGCTTCCATATCCGCTTCTTCAAAACTGTTAGCGTATATAAAAGGTCCATCATATATTTTATCGCCTACTTTAAACTCAGTCATAAAAACTTTCATCAGTCTTTCCTTTGATCTTCTCGATCAGCTTTTGCCAACCTATCGGTATTCATAAGTTGTGGTACACCTAGTATAGTCTTCAAAAGAGTGTCTTGTCTAATTATCTCGTTGTCTACAGAACGTACTCTATCAATAAGAGCTACTAAAATACCGTGTTGTGAATCTAATTTTTGACCTAACCGTTCTTCTATTTGTGCTATTTGTGCACTTACTTTTTCATCAAGGACATCTACTTTTGTTTCCATGCCATCGATGATTTTGTTAATTAACTTCCAAATAAATAAACCTAATCCGATAGCTGCTGCTATCGGAAAGCCGACTTCATTAATTAATTGAACTACGGAGTCCATCACATTACAGGTTCAAACTTACCTAGTTCTATCAGTTTTTGTCTGTTAACTAGGTGTTCTTCTTCTACATCATTTTTAGACTGACCAAAGTAAGCTACTGCTAAAAACTTTTCTATCATAGCTTCGTTTATATTTAATCCATCAACAACAACGTTTCCTAAAACTCTACCATACTTGCCTCTAGAGTCTTTTAATTTAGTTTCGATAACAACTTTAGAACCGTTTTCTACAGCCTCTTTTAAGAAAGCCCCAGCCATTTTTCCTCTAGCTTTCTCATCCAGGTCACGAGTACGTGACTCGGGAGTATCAATACCATATAGACGAACACGAGACTTAAACATAATATCAAACCCAAGGTCCAATACAACGTCGATAGTATCTCCATCAACCACTCTATCAACTTTACAACTATATTCATACATTAACACTTCCACCTTTTTCTTGCTTGTCGCAATCTTGAGTTAGGATTCTTAGCTGCTTTAGGAAACTTTTTCATTTGTCCTGCTGATCTTGCACAGTAAGACTTTCTTCTTTTTGCTGCTTTACTTCCTTTTTTAACTTTACCTGTGACTGCTGTTTTTAATTTACTTCCAGGATTTTTGGCTCGATAGGCTTTTACACCTTTCTTAGTCATTCCTGCACCTGATTTAGTTTTTCTATAGTTACCGCCTTTGCCTGTGGTACGCTTTATAGATTTTTCTTTTCTAGGCATTACGCTTTCTTCTTCTTTTTCTTATACGCTGTTTTAGCTGAACGTTTAAAATCCGCAGCAGTTGGAGCACCTTTAGCACCCTTCTTACGAGACTTTTTGCCTTCTTTTTTCTTTTTGTTTATGTTGTAATAAAGACCTTTTTTAGCAGTTCTACCGTCTTTAGTTTTATGTGTTTTCTTTTTTGCTGGCATTATTTCCTCTTGGGTTTTGCTTTTGTTTTTGCTTTTTTACTTAAATCTTTAAAATGAAATAATCTCACACTTGTTTTAGTGTGTGATTTATTTGTATGTAAAGTACCATTAGCCATTTTATGTGAACTACCTTTATGTTCAGTACCGTCTTTTTTGTAATGTTTTACGCCTTTCATTTAGCCTCCCTTTAAAACTCTATCTTTTAGTCTAACCGCTCTTGGACCTACTTGTATAGCCCAACGACTGTCTATCATTTCTACTGCTGCTTTATCCCAATCTTTTTCTTCCATAGCTGCTAAGAAGTTTTTAAATTTTAATAACCTAGTTACTCCTAAGTTAAAACACATATTAGCCATAACTAATACCAAGTCTTCAGGTAGTTCTCTCCACCAAGACATATTTCTGTCTAAGTCGTCAAATACGTTTTGTATGTCTTTTTCGAAACAATCTTTTATTCTTTCTTCAGAAACAGGTGTATCTACTTCTTGTCCATGTTCTGGATCAGTTTCTAATACTAAATGACCTATTCCAAAAGTTGGGTAGCCTAGATGATCTAAGTATATTTTATCTATACAACCTTCGTCAAAAGTTAATTCTTCTCTTAATTTATTCAAATCCATTTTAGTTCTCCTTATGTGTACCACTGTTCGGTTCCGTAGCCTGTCGCTATTGTTCCTATCACTATTGTCGTCGCTCCGCCTGTTGAAACACTGACTTGACCTAGTTGAGAAATACCTTCGACACCAC